GTCGAAGTCGTCGCCCCAGGGCGGCGTCTCGCCGTCGTTGGGCTTGGCTTCGGCTTCGGGCTTCGTGCCTTCGGCGCTGGTGCCGTCGGCGGGGGCGGGGGTGCCTTCGGCCGGGTCCGGAGTGGTGCTCTCCTGGTCGGCGGCCGGGGCGGTGTTGGCGGTGTCTGCCATTGCGTCGATCCTCCTGGGATCAGTAGGCGCTAGGACCTGCCTAGCGCGGGGGTGGGGTCTTAGGCGGCCTGGGCCAGCGGCGCCGAAGCGCCGAAGAGGTCCTCGGCCGTGGCGGGGATGATCCGGCCGTCGGCGTCCTTCTCGCCGAGAAGGTAGCTGCGCTGGGTCTTGCCTTGCTTCAGGCTCAGGGCCGCGCGGAACTCGGCCGGGTTCGGGTAGTCGCTCCAGAGGCTCTCCAGGCTCGCGGCCTGGGAGCTCCAGCCGTTGTCGGCGTCCTGGCGGTAGACCAGGCGGACTCCACAGCCACAGCCGTCATGAGCGCGGAAGGAGACGGTCGACTCGCCATAGACCGGGCCGCGCGAGACGAGCATGGCGCAGAAGGAGCAAGGGGAGCCGTCGGAGACGCGCGCCCAGCCCTGGACGTTCGGATCGCGGCGGGACGCCTCGACGAGCATTTCTCGCCCGGCGTCCAGCATGATCCGTTTACCGGCCGCGACCGTCGCCGCCAGGCCCGCCTCCTGGGCGGCCGCCAGGGTGGCGCCCTCGGCAAGCTTGGACTTGACCAGGGCGGGGCCGGTGGCGTGAAGCGACGTGGCCACGGCCTCGCGGCTCAGTGGCGCCAGGCCGACGGCCAGGGCCTCGGCTCCGGCCGCCGACGCTACGCGCATGTAGTAGCGGCGGGCGAGGGCGTGCGAGGCCGTCCGCCCGGCGCCGAGGACCTGCTCGGCGGCGGCCAGGTAGGTCGGGAAGGTCGCGTCCAGGCGGGCCGGGTCGATCGTCCGGCGCCAGACTTCAGCGAGGAGGCGCTGGGTGCTGGCCGTGAGCTTGACCTGGTCGATCCGGTGGCCTTCAGCCAGGGCGAAGCCGTTTTCCATCGGCTACGCCTCCTGGGCGGGCGCCTCGGCGGGGGTCTCGGCGATCGTCGGCGCCGTCTGGCGCTGGAAGTCGCCGACCAGGGCGCCGAGGACGTCCTGGGACTCGCGGAGGCTCCTCCAGTAGGTGACGTCCTGGTCGGTAATGCCAGGGATCTTCTCCCAGAGGGCCTCGACCGGGACCTGGAGCATTTGGGCCATCTTGCCCAGGGCGTCGACCGTCTGGGCCAGGGAGCGGGCCTCAGTGTCGCGCCAGCGGACCTGCGCGCTCGTGTCGTTGGCGGCGGCGGTGTCGCCAGCGGCCAGGGCGGCGAGGCGGAAGGCGGACTCCCAGGACTCGCCGAAGATGGTCTCGTACTCGCTGATCTTGCCCTGGGTCTGGCTTTCCATCTGGGCCAGTGCTTCGGCCGAGAGGTTGACCAGGTCGCCCGTCAGAATGTTCGGGCTGATCTGGGCCACGGCCGCCAGGGTGCGGACGGTGGAGTCGTAGATGGATAGGTGGCCCTGGACTTCCGTCTGGGCGAAGTCGCCGAAGCGGGCGCCCTCGGAGTCGGCGATCCAGAGGCGGTCGACGGCGGCCTGGAAGGGCTCCAGGGGGTTACCGTCGTCGTCCTCCGGGATCGCCAGGCCGGTCGCCCAGCGCTGGCGGAAGCTCGCATACTGGAGCGCGACGAGCGTAGCGAAAACGACCTCGTTTACGCGGTCGTTCAGGTTGATAAGCGGCTTGACCACGCCGACGGCCTCGCCGTCCAGGCGGTCGCGGAAGCGGACGAAGGGCGTAACGCCCAGGCCGTGCTCCTCGACGCCGCCCAAGAGCCAGTTATCGGAGTCCTTCGGCTTGGCGAACGTGTAAACGCTCGTCTTGTCGTAGAGCTCGATCAGGCGGGTCCCGTCGATCGTCTCGCCCTTGCGGCGGAGGCCGATTTCCGGGAACTCGTCGTCTTCGTCCCGATACCAGGCCGCCGAGCGGAGGGGCGAGAGCGGGCGCATGACGGGGACGCGCCGGGACTGGAGCGTACCGGGGAGGATCAGGGTATAGCTGGTGCCGTACTCCAGGGCGCCACGGTGGACGACGTTCTGGCGGGCGTCCATCCCGTTCGCTTGCCAGTAGCTCCAGGGCGCCGCGTTGTCGGCGGCGTTCGCCGGACGGAAGCCGTCGACGAAGAGGCCCTTGGAGTACGTGTCGGGGACCAGGGGCGTCCAGTTGGTGATCGCCCGCTTGGCCAGGTGGAGGTACTCCTGCTTGGCGCCCTTGGGCATGTAGGGGAGGTCGTGGTCGCCGTTCAGGTAGCGGCGGACCTTGCCTAGGCGCCCGTTCCGGGGCTCCAGGTCTCCCTCTAGCTGCTGGTCAAGCCTCTTAGCGAGGGCGGCGTCTACTGCCATTCGTGAGGTCCCTCCTTCGGGGCGGAATGTCAACCGAAAGCGGTTGGATTTGGGTTTGCAACCTAGAAGCCGATCAGGCGGCCAGGGGAGCGGCGCTTCTTCTTCAGCACGCCCTCGGAGAGAAGGCGGGTGCGGGCCATGCGCGCTAGGACGGTGGAGGCCAGGGCGTCGACCTTCTTGGGCGACTCGCGCGACTCCTTGCCGAAGTAGACGCCCCAGCGGTTGATGCGGCGCCGGGCGTGGAGGACGTGAGTCGTCAGGACCTCCTCGGCGCGGAGCTTTCCGGCGCCGGGTCCGGCGATCAGGGAATGGGGACCCCAGGGGAGCTCGCCGTCGGTGATCGCCCGGTGCAGGGCCTCGACGGCGCGCGTCGTGTCCATCTGGTGCCCGCGCATATCCCAGCCGATCGCGTGGCGGGTGGTGGCCTTGACCAGGAGGCGCTCGGCGTAGAGGTCTCGCCAGGTGTCGATATCGGTTTCCCAGTAGGCGACGTCGGAGAAGAACGCGACGACGTCGAGCGTTGCGAAGGCGAACTCGACCGCGCCCCGGACCTGGTCCTTCGGGACCTCCCAGCCGTTGCCCTGGGGGCCTTCGGGCTTCTCCCATATCGCCAGGAGGAAGACGGCGCCGTCGGAGACGCGGCACGCGACCAGGGCGGTCGAGTCGTCCGTCAGCGAGCCGTCGAAGCCGAGGGTGACGGTGTCGCCCTTCTTCCACTGGCCGGGCTCGGCGAAGCGGAGCGGCTCCAGGTCGTCGCGCTTGTTCTTGTGCCACTCGCCAGGAGCGACCCAGGAGTCGGCGGCGGCGACGATCTGATTCAGGTAGAAGCGCCGGGCTTCTTCGGGTGGTGTGTCCGGGTCGTAGACCTCGGCGAGGATGCGCTCCAGGTCGACCCAGTGCGAGTCGCCGTAGGCGGCGCGGAGGCCCGCGAGGACTTGGGCCTCGTCGGCGAGGTCGATATCGTCCGGCGCCTGGCGCGTGTCGTAGAGGACGTCCTTGGAGCGGGCGCGGCCCTCGACGATCGCCCGCCAGGTGAGGTAGGACTTCTCGGCGGTGCTGTTCTGGCCGGGGTTGTGCGCGTTGGTCGTCTCGACGCTCCGGCCGTCGCCGCCTCGGGCCTTCGCCAGGTTCCGGCGCACCACTCGCGCGAGGGCGTGGCCGCCGTTCGTGGCGGTCCAGTGGTGCGTCTCGTCCATAATGGCGAAGGTCGGGCGGGCGCCCTCCTGCGAGGCGGAGGAGGCCGTAATGGGCATGATCTTGCCGCCGCCAGGCAGGAGGATTCGGGTCATCCCGACGTCCAGGCCCAGGTCGTCGACCAGGGCGGAGTCCTCGCACATGGCACGGATCGCGGCGAAGGTGTTTTCGGTCTGGGTCTCGGAGACGCCCGCAATAACAATCCAGGGCATCGGGTGAGGCACGCCGACCGGATCACCGAAGGCGTCCCAGCCGCCGAAGCGGCACGGGCCGCATAGCTCGATCAGCGCCAGGGCGCCGAGGAAGGGCGACTTGCCCCAGCCCTTCGCGCGGCGGAGGACCGCGCGGCGGTACGTAAACTTGCCGTTCGCGTCCAGGGCGTAGAACCACAGAAGGAAATTCAGTTGCTCGCGTGTAAACGTGAAGGGCTCGCCCGCGTCGTCGCCGTCGGGCTGGAGGAGGACGCCCTCGGCCCAGCGCGCGGCATCCCAGCCGAGCGTCTTAATGGAGCCGTCCAGGGGGAAGTCCTCGACGGAGCG